CTAACGGCTCTGCCTACTAACGAAAGGAAGAATATGAATAAAGTTTATTGTTACATCAAAGTACCAGAAACTATCAACGGTGAGTTCCATGATCAATGGAGAATGGCTCGAGCTTACGAAAATGAATCTGGATACTATCCTCTTGGAAAAAAAAATAAAAATGATCCATCAGAGTTTGATAAGTTTGTTGGATCATCTGACTATGTCGATACTATTGTTAATGATTGGAATAAAAGACTAGGTATCACCAAACATAGAGCAGAACAAATAGAGGCATCAACCTTTTAATCATAACAATTGGTGGGGATTAAATCCCCACCAATTTACAAGGCTCATTCTCCATTACAAATCACATTAACTGTTGCAAAAATACAACAGCCTCACGAGGACGGCTTGTTAGCGTAAACCCCTATACGCTAAGTTAGATATATGTAAACATTTGCATTTTCGTATGGCTTGAATATACTAAGGCAATGAAAAGTGATTTACTTACTACAGATAAACTAAGGCTCAAAGTAGAATCATTATGGATTCAACATGTAAAATTATGTCAGGATCATTTTCTATATTTTGTTCAAGAGATATGGCCTGATTTTATATGTAGGAAAGAAAGTGAAAGAAAAAAGTGGGGCCATCACCAAATTATTGCAGACCAGTTTACACAAATTGCAACCAACAGAAAAGGGAGGCTCATTATAAATATGCCTCCACGACATACTAAATCTGAATTTGCTTCTGTCTATTTTCCTGCGTGGATCATTGGCAAGTATCCAAAATTAAAAATTATGCAAGTTTCGCACAACACAGAATTAGCCGTGAGGTTTGGTTCTAAGGTTCGTAACATTATTGATTCAAAGGAGTATAAACAAATTTTTGGTGACGTGAAACTGCGTGAGGACTCCAAGGCAAAAGGTCGTTGGGAAACAAATCAAGGGGGTGAGTACTATGCTGCTGGAGTTGGAGCGAGTATCACGGGCCGTGGTGCGGATTTATTAATTATAGATGACCCCCACACGGAACAAGATTCTATGTCAGATTCTGCGATGGAACGTGCGTATGACTGGTACACTTCGGGTCCTCGACAACGATTACAACCGGGAGGCTCAATTTTGTTAGTCATGACGAGATGGGCAGAGGATGATTTAACGGGAAGATTATTGAAGGCTCAAACGGAGCCTAAGGCAGATTCATGGAAACAGATTTCATTTCCTGCGATTCTTGATTCAGGGAACCCAGTTTGGCCGGAGTATTGGAACTTAGAAGAACTTGAAAAAATAAAAGCATCGGTACCGATTCGTAATTGGTCGGCTCAGTATATGCAAGAGCCTACTTCTGAGGAGGGTGCAATTTTAAAAAGAGAGTGGTGGCAACCTTGGAAAGGACAGATACCGAATTTGATGCATGTCATACAAAGTTATGATACTGCATTTTCAAAAAAGGAGACTGCTGATTATTCTGCGATTACCACTTGGGGTGTATTTTTTCCAGAAGAGGGTGGGGCGCCTCACATGATTTTATTAGATGCCATACGGGGTAAGTATGATTTTCCAGAATTGAAAGCGGTGGCTTTAGATGCTAATAAGTATTGGGAACCGGAGACGATTATTATAGAGCAGAAAGCAACTGGAGAACCTTTGACTCAAGAGTTTAGAAGAATGGGTATACCGGTGGTTCCATTTGTGCCGAGTAAGGGTAACGATAAATACACCAGAGTCAATGCATGTGCTCCTGTTTTTGAAAGTGGTCAGGTATGGTATCCGTTTGGTGAAAAATTTGCAGATGATGTTATGGATGAGTGTGCCGCATTTCCGCATGGTGCAAATGATGATTATGTTGATTCTACCACTCAAGCTGTGTTAAGGTATAGGCAAGGTAACTTTATTGAGTTATACTCAGATCATAATGATTTAGAAGAATTACCTCCAAAGGAATATAAATATTATGAGTAGTGAAACTGAAGAAGAATTAAAAAGAACCAAAAAATTTGAACTGTTAAGTAAAGCATTTGGAACACCTGGTTCTCTAGAAGATTTAGTAGGGCAAGCTTTTAAGCAACCTGCTTTTAAAGCTCCAAGACATCAAGATACAATTAGAAAAAGATCGCAGGATCCACGACCAAGTAAAAAACAATTTCGTATTGTCGGACGTAAAGTTCCTCAGATAGAATCAATAACTGAAATGTTAGTAGAAGATGAATTTACACCAAAAAAAATAGACCCCGATATTAGACGAGTTAAAGAAGGTGACTTTATTCAAAGCCGTGGGTGTAAGTTAGCTCGTAAAAAGAAAACAAGGATTACATAATGGATGAAGAAGAAAATTTAGAAGAACAGGTTGAACCTGTAGACGTGGCCGTTGAAGAGCCGACTGATGAACCAATGGAAGAAGAGGCTCCACCTCAAGAAGAAAACTTCTATAAAAATTTAGCAGAAGACATGGATGATTCTGTACTAACATCCATATCGTCTGACCTTATCTCTGAATTTAAAAAAGATAAAGAGTCTCGTGGAGATTGGGAGAAGTCTTATATTTCTGGATTAGACTTACTAGGTTTTAAATACTCAGAAGGAGGACAACCGTTCAAAGGTGCCAGTGGCGTGACACATCCTTTATTAGCCGAGTCTGTTACACAATTCCAAGCGCAAGCCTATAAAGAGTTACTTCCACCTGATGGACCAGTACGTACTCAAGTGGTTGGTGACATATCAAAAGAAAAAGAAGATCAAGCCACTCGTGTAAAAGAATTTATGAACTATATGCTTATGGACAAAATGGAAGAATATACTCCAGAGTTTGATCAATTATTATTTTATTTACCGTTAGCAGGAAGTGCGTTTAAGAAAATTTATTATGATGAAACTCGTGCCAGAGCCGTGAGTAAATTTGTCCCAGCCGAGGATCTAGTAGTACCGTATTATGCAAGTGATCTCATGGATTGTGAGCGTATTACACATGTCATTAAAATGACAGAAAATGATGTTTTAAAAAAACAAAAAGGTGGTTTTTATCGAGATGTAGAGTTGATGCCTACACAAGAAGAGAGTGAAGTTTCTGAAAAATATAATGAGATGGAAGGGATCACGAGCCAAGGACCACGGGACTATCAGTTTAATATTTTAGAAATGCATGTGGATTTAGATTTAGAAGAATATGAAGATCCAAATGCAGACAAAAATATAAAAGTTCCATATATTGTGACTATTGATGAAGGTTCACAAGAGGTTTTAAGTATTTATCGTAACTTTAAACCTGATGATGAGATGTTAAGTCGTAACGAATACTTCGTTCATTACAAGTTTTTACCGGGTTTAGGGTTTTATGGCTTTGGTTTAATACACATGATTGGTGGTTTGAGTAAAACTGCCACTTCTGCACTACGACAATTGCTTGATGCAGGTACTTTAAGTAACTTACCTGCTGGTTTTAAGTCAAGAGGTATACGTATTAGGGATGATGAGCAACCGTTTCAACCCGGTGAGTTCAGAGATGTTGATGCACCAGGTGGTAATATCAAAGATCAGTTTCAAATTTTGCCTTTTAAAGAGCCAAGTAACGTACTTTTTCAACTTTTAGGCTTTGTTGTGCAAGCAGGACAGCGTTTTGCGGCGATTGCTGACATGGCAGTTGGAAATGATGCACAAAATAGGGCCGTGGGAACAACAATTGCACTATTAGAACGTGGTTCTAGGGTCATGAGTGCAATTCACAAGCGTTGTTACTACTCAATGCGACAAGAATTTAGACTTTTAGCTAAAGTTTTTGGTACATATCTACCTCCGATCTATCCGTACTCTGTTTATGGGGGAAATAGACTGATAAAAATGGCAGATTTTAGTGATGAAGTGGATGTTATACCTGTTGCAGACCCAAATATTTTTTCAATGGCGCAAAGAGTGACATTAGCGCAAACACAATTACAAATTGCGCAAAGTGCGCCACAATTTCACAATATTAGAGAGGCTTATAGACGAGTTTATGAGTCATTAGGGACAAAACAGGTAGATAATTTGTTAAAACCAGAAAAACCACCGATTCCTAAAGATCCTGCGATTGAAAATGCAGAAGCACTACGTACAGAAGTACCTACAGCTTTTCCACAGCAGAACCATGATGCGCATATAATTTCACATGCAGCGTTTATTAAGACACGAATGGTACAAATTAATCCTGTGGTATATGCTTTACTACAAGCGCATATTTCAGAGCACATTTCTATGAAAGCAAGAGCACAAGTTGTAGCGATGATGGGTGAAGAACGCCCTGATCTGTTAGAATTACAAAAAACAGATCCAGCTTTATTTCAAGTTGAGTTTGATTCTATGGTTTCTTTGAGAGTCATGGCCTTGACACAAGAATTACAACAAGCAGAAGAGATGACGGAAAAAGGTGATCCCCTTGTTGAATTAAAACAAAGAGAACTTGATCTTCGTGCTATGGATATGCAAAGAAAATCAGGTGAGTTTATGACAGAAGAACAACGTAAAGCTGGTGAGTTTGAACAGCGTATTGATTTAGATAAAATGAAAAGAGAAGATTCTGAGGATGCATCAAAAGAAAGAATACGTATTGCAGATGAGAAACTTGGCTTGAATGCAGTAAAACTTGGTATACAGGATTTAAAAAATGAGTGAAGATAGACTAATAGAACCTAAACTAAAAAAAAGAAAAAGATATGACATAAATCCTTTCTTAAAAATTAAAAGGTCTGAGTATTCAAAGACAATTAAAACTGATAAAGGTTATACAAACGTGCCTTCAATGTATGAGGGTCAAGAATATGATGAAGATTTTTTAATTGAATTATACAAAGATAATAAAACAGATCCTGAAACAGGAAGAAGAGTTAAAACTTTTAAAACACCTGAAGAAGCAACAGTTGCTGCAAAACGTAGATCCAGTAGATTAAAAGAAGGCGGTATGAGTGGTTGCCCACACCGAGAAAACGGAGTCAAGAGTGATATTAAGGGAATCTCTGATATTCAAGTCAAAGGTAAAAAGTTTATAGGTGTTAGATAAGCTTGAAAAACTAATAAATATAATTATTGTTTTGTGTATTATAGAAATTATGATACATTCTGTGGAAGTAATAATTGACACAATACCTTATTTAAAATGATAATAAAAGGCGACTCTTCAGAATACCATTTACTTACTAAACACATAGGTAAGCTTAAAATAGATAAAGCTGTTTTAACTTGTGAGATTGGTTTAAGAGAAGGTTTGGGTTCAAAGATAATTATGGATTCAATCAGGGATAAAAACCCACCCTTCTACAAGCATGTTGCTGTTGATCCTTACAACAACTTATATTATCAACATTGTGATGATGAAGAACAAACCACTGCTGATTATACAGAAGACATGAAACAAAGAATTGTTTCTTATTTGTATCAAAACTATCAAGAGTTTGATTTTTATCATATGACAGATGAGTATTATTTTGAAACTATGGGTAAGGGTCATCAATTTTCTGTAGATGGGAATTGTATGATGTTTGGCTTGTATAAAGTAGCTCACCTTGATGGGCCACATACAACACATGCTGTTTTAGACGAGTTAAAGTTTTTTATCCCACGTATGGACGAGGAATCTATAATAATCATTGACGATTATAAACACATCAAGATGGGTATTGTGGATATGCTCCTAAAGACTTATAATTTTAATGTTGCTGAAGAAGGTGACAATAAAATTATTTATAAAAAGGAGTAGATATGCTTACAGCAATATTAGGTCCAGTAGCGAGTCTTGCTAAAACCTGGATTGAAGGAAAACAAAAAAAAGCTCAGCTTAAATCACAAGTAGAGTTAACAAAACTTGAAGCTACAAAAACTAAAATTGAACAGGATGGATCTTGGGAAGATAAAGCCATGTCAGCCGCAGACGGCTCGTGGAAAGACGAAGCTTGGACCCTAACTTTTATTTTTATAATTTTTGCATCCTTCGTACCTGCTTTTCAACCATATATGCAACAGGGTTTTTTATTTCTTAAAAACGATTGTCCTGATTGGATATCGTACGGAATTTTAGCCAGCATAGCTGGATCGTTTGGGTTGAAGAGTATTGCCAAGTTCAAAAAATAGATTAAAATATATTTAGTGGACTGCGGTCGTGAGGACAACCAGCACTTTAAATTTTAGGAGTTAATTATGTGGTCTAAACCTATAATTACAGAAATTTCTGTTGGTCTTGAGATTAACAGTTATGCCTGTGCTGAAAAATAAAGTGATGGGGACTGAGTCCCCACACTAAATTTGTGTATGGCTACCAAGATTGACAGAGTATTGTGGTTTACATTACAAATTTTATTTGGATTTTTGATAGGTTTGTTGTTGTTTTTAACTTTATATTTTATAGGAGATTATTATGTTACTAACTAAAAATTTTGTAAAATTTAATAACCTTTTGGTTAAAATACCTAATCAAACAAAACGTGTTTGGGATCTATCTGAAAATAGATGGGGTTACAAACTTGTCCGATATATTTAAAATAAAAGATTGTAGTGGTGAAAGATTTTCAAGAAAAAGACGTATACTAGATTATAAGTCACCAGTGGTATGTTATGGTAAAAAGATTTCAAAAAGTAGAAATAGTAATTGCAAAAAAGACAAAGAGAAGGTATAACAAAAAAGGACTTACACACAGAAAGAAACTTGGACCTAAGTCTCATTTAAGACATGCTTGATATAGATACCTTACAATCAATTCGCCACTATATAAGAAAAGAAATTCAAAAAACAAAAGACCATATTTGTTATGGTATAGACAAACTTGATCAACTACACTATGCTAAAGGCAAGCTCAACGGATTAGAATCGTTGCTTCAGGATCTTAAAGACCTGCAAAATAAGGAGAATAGTATAGATGACATTGATCAAACCTAATACTAAATTAGTCACACCTGAAAAAGATGTTGACGAACCCTTAGTTCCAAAGGGTGCAAAACAAGTGGAAGAATATCTAAAATTATTACCAAAGCCAGTAGGATATAGACTTTTAGTAAGGCCATATCAGCCAAAAGAAAAAACTAAAGGTGGTCTTTATCTGACGGAAAAAACTCTTGAAACACAACAGCTGACTACAGTAGTTGGTATGGTAGTGAAGATGGGTGACCTTTGTTATAAAGACAAAGAAAAATTTCCAACTGGACCGTGGTGTAAAGAGGGACAGTTTATTGTTTATGGACGGTATGCTGGCGCTCGATTTAAGACTAAATATGGTGAGCATCGTATTTTAAATGATGATGAAATCATAGGAACTATTAACAAACCCGAGGATATCCTCGCATTATTCTAAGGAGTAATTTATTATGAATGAAGAAAATAAAGTAGAGTTAGATACAGATGATGTTCAAGAGCAAAGCATTGATGTAGCACAAGAGCCTAAAGAGGAAAAGGTGGAACGCCCTGAAGTTGATTTAGGGTATACTGATCCTATAAAAAAAGAAACTAAAAGTGAGGTAATTCAAAAAGAAGAAGAGCCTAAAGAAGAAAATAAAGAAGATAATTTACAAGATTTATCTGATAATGTTCAAAAAAGAATTGATAAACTTACACGTAAATACAGGGAGGCTGAAAGAAGAGAAAGAGCGGCTCTTGATTTTGCTAAAGGTTTACAAAAAAAATATGAAACTACCGATCAAAAATTAGCAAATATTGATTCAAATTATTTTAAAGAATTTGAAGCTCGTGTAGATGCTCAAAGAGAACAAGTAAAAGGATTTCTAAAAACAGCTATAGAAAATAATGATACAGATAAAATCATGGAAGCAAATGATAAGCTTACACAATTAGCTGTAGAAAAAGAAAAAGCACGCATACATTCAGAACAAAAAAAAGAAAAAGAAGAACAAGCAAAAGCTGAAAAAATTGAACAAACTCAAACGTTACAACAACAGGCACCACAACAAACACAAGAACAAGCCAAACCTGCAAGTCCTCGTGCTCAAGAATGGGCAAAAGAAAATGAATGGTTTGGTAATGATAAAGTCATGACTAGCGCAGCCTTTGGTATACACCAAGATTTAGTAGAGCAAGGGTTTGACTCTGAGTCAGATGAATATTACAATGAGATAAACAAACTAATGAGGGATTATTTCCCAAATAAGTTTGCTAGTGAAAAGAAACCCGTTCAAACTGTTGCCTCTGCGGGGCGTAAACAGGAAGGACGCAGGACTGTGAAACTCACTCGTTCACAGGTGGCTATTGCCAAAAAATTAGGAGTGCCACTAGAAGAATACGCAAAGCACGTGAAAGGGTAAGAATATGAATGATATTAAAAGAACCACACGCAGTTCAAGTGAAAAACACGAAGTAAGAAGTAAACCTTGGACTCCTCCATCAAGTTTGGACGCACCTCCTGCACCTAAAGGATTTGTGCACAGATGGATAAGAACTGAACTCATGGGTCAAGAAGATACAGGTAATGTGTCTAAAAAGCTTAGAGAGGGATGGGAATTTGTGAGAGCCGAAGAAATTAAAAACACACTCGGTGATCATGATTATCCAGTGATACAAAAAGGGCAATATCAGGGGTTGATCGGGGTTGGTGGCCTTGTGTTGGCAAGGATACCTGAAGAAACAGTCGAGCAACGCAAGCAGTATTTTCAAAATAAAACTGCTGACCAAGTAAAAGCTGTTGATCAAGACATTCTTAGGGAACAACGACCAGAGATGCCTGTTAACATTAACAGACAATCTCGTGTAACTTTTGGTGGTGGTCGTAAGTCAGAATAATTTTTTGATAAAAGCCATCGCTGTAATATTAATGCTTATTTAAGGAGAATCTAAATGGCAAATGTAAGTGAAAAGTTTGGTCTTAGACCTTATAAATCTCTTAACGGTGCTCCATGGAATGGTGCTCAGAATAGGTATACTATTGCAGCCAACTACGGAACAGCAATCTTCCAAGGTGACTTGGTAGTCCCAACTGGAGCTGGTAACATTGAACGTTATGATGTTACTGCAAGTTCGGGAGCTGTAAAACCTATTGGTGTGTTTAATGGTGTATTTTACACTGACCCAACAACGAGCAAACCAACATTCAGTAATCATTATCCTGGTAGTGTAAACGCTAGTGATATTGTTGCTAATGTAATTGATGACCCAAATACATTGTTTTTAGTTGATTCAGATGATGCTTTTACAAGAGCAGGTCTGTTTATTGGTTATAAAACGACAAATGTAACTGGGAACACGGTAACTGGTATATCTAAAGTACAACTTGATACAAGTACAGCAGACTCAACGAATGCTATACCTCTTCAAGCTGTAGATATATGCCAAGATGTTAACAACGAGGACACAACGGCTGCTAACGCAAACATTGTTGTCCGTATTCAAAACCATTTTCTGAATCCGCCATCAGCGGCTGCAGATACTGGGGTATAAGGGAGATATAATATGGCTATTTCAAGATCACAACTGGTCAAAGAGCTAGAGCCTGGTTTAAATGCTCTCTTTGGCTTAGAATATAATCGTTACGAAAACGAACATGCAGAAATTTTTGTTTCAGAAGCATCTGATAGAGCTTTCGAAGAAGAAGTAATGCTAAGTGGTTTCGGTAGTGCTCCAGTTAAAGAAGAAGGTTCAGGGGTCGCATTTGATCAAGCAACCGAATCTTTTACTGCGAGATACACTCACGAAACAATCGCTATGGCTTTTGCTATTACTGAGGAAGCAATTGAAGATAATCTGTACGACAGATTAGCTGCAAGATACACAAGAGCATTGGCAAGATCAATGGCTAACACTAAGCAAGTAAAAGCTGCAAACGTACTTAATAATGCGTTTAATAGTAGCTTTGCTGGTGGTGACGGCGTTGAACTTTGTTCCACAGCTCATTCGTTAGCAACTGGTGGTACATTCGCAAATGAATTATCAACTGCTGCTGACTTATCTGAAACATCACTAGAGCAGTCTCTAATTGATATTGCTGCTTTCGTTGATGAAAGAGGACTTAAAATTGCAATGCAAGGTGTTAAACTGATTATTCCAAAAGAACTTCAGTTTACTGCTGAAAGAATTTTAAGATCACCTCAGAGAGTTGGTACTGCGGATAATGACATCAACGCTATGGCTTCTATGGGTATGATCCCACAAGGCTATAGAGTTAATCATTATCTAACAGATACTGATGCTTTCTTCATCATGACTGATGCTCCTAACGGAATGAAACAATTCGTTAGAGCGCCAATCAAAACTGCAATCGAAGGTGACTTTGATACTGGTAACGTCAGATTTAAAGCAAGAGAAAGATATTCTTTTGGTTTTTCTGATCCAAGAGGTATCTTTGGTTCACCTGGAGCTGCATAGTTTCAGTGGTGAAATAAATTAGAAGGGGGGACTTACGAGTCCCCCTTTTTTTTTGTATAATATAAAAACCAAGATAATATAAACTTGATATAGACTGACTTGGCAGACACCCTAGAGGACTATATCTTTTAACTAGGAAAAACTAATGGGTAATACAACTTTTTCAGGTCCAGTTCGTTCGGAAAATGGATTTAAAAATATAATTAAAAACAGTATTGGTACAGTAACAAATGATATGACTTTGTCTGTTTACTCTACTTCAATTACTATCGCAGCAACAGGAACTTCTCACAAAGAGGCTTCAATTGGTATTCCGTCAAACTTTATTCCAATGGGCGTAGCTGTTACTGTTACAAGTGCTGCTGCTAACGCAGTGAACTTAGTTGATATTGGTACAGATGCTGATACAGATGGTTTTGTTGATGGCATTACTGCGGCAATCAATAGCACAGGTTTCAAAGGCTTCTTTCCATGTAACGGCGTTCTTGGAATGTCAGGTGGTACAACAACTGCTGCTACAGAAACAGCAGACGAAGTTGAAGTTGTTATTTCTGGCACTGCTGGTGCTGGAGGTGTAATTGCATTAAAGTTTTTTGGTTTATCATCTGATTCACCAACTACATAATAGGAGATTAATATGAACTCTGATGTAGGTGCAAAAACATTAACAACAACAGGAACAGTGCAATCTGGCAGAACAAGATTATTGTCAATTTACTATGTTGGTCATGCTTCGGCAGGTACTCTTACATTCAAAGATGGAGGAGGAAGTGGTACACAAAAATTAGTTATTACAACACCAGCTAGTAGTGCAGCAGATCAATATCAAATTGATATACCTCTTGATGGTATTGTTTTTAAAACAGATATGCATTTAACAATTGCTAATGTTACTTCAGTGACTGTGTTTGTAACACCAGTTACAGCTGATACTGACAATGGATAATAGTTACTATGATGATCTAGACCTTTTTGGTTTAGCGAAAGGTGGAATGCCAGCTCGCAACAAAAAAAACTATAGGTCTACAAAATCGGGTGCGGGAATGACTAAAGCTGGGGTAAAAGCGTACAGACGTTTAAACCCCGGCTCTAAGTTGAAAACTGCTGTTACTGGTAAAGTTAAAAAAGGTAGTAAAGCAGCTAAACGAAGAAAGTCATATTGTTCTAGAAGCAAAGGGCAGATGAAAATGCATAATATTAATTGTCAAAAAACGCCAAACAAAAGAATTTGTCAGGCGAGAAGGAGATGGAAATGTTAAATAAAGTAAAAGAAAAAATAGAATTAATTAAAAACTTGTATATTGATAACAAAGATTATATAGTATTTGTATTATGCGTACTTTTGAGCCTTTGTTGGATTTTTTAATAACTTCTATATTATTTTCAGGATATATATTATTTTTAGCAATATGGGGATTATGGGCTGTTGTTTCACTACCTATAAATAAATGTTATGCAACTTACAGAAAATTTTTCATTAGCAGAACTGACCAAGTCTCAAATGGCAACACGCCTAGGCTTTAATAATAAACCAAGTCAGCAAGAGATATTATCTTTAAAAAAATTATGTGAAAACGTTTTACAACCTATTCGTAATCGTTTTGAAAAACCAGTAATTATATCTTCAGGTTTTAGATCAGCTCAACTCAATAAAGCTATTGGCTCATCGAGTAAATCGCAACATTGTAAAGGTGAGGCTGCTGATATTGAAATATATGGAGTTGATAACAAACAACTAGCTCAATGGATAAATAACAACACCAAATATGATCAGTTAATTTTAGAGTTTTATAAAGAGTCTGATCCACAAAGTGGATGGGTGCATGTATCGTATACTGATAAATGTAGAAAACAATTTTTAAAAGCTTACAGAGATACTGACGGAAAGACGAGGTATATACCATGGCAATAGGAAGATCACAAATGAAAAAACAAATAACAGATGGTTCACAAAAACGTAAGTTTGCGAAGACTAGAAATAAGAAAAGAAAGGTGTTAGTATAAGTTATGACAAAATTATGTGCTAGAGGCAAAGCTGCCGCAAAAAGAAAATTCAAGGTATACCCAAGTGCTTATGCAAATGCATATGCATCGAAAATCTGTGCAGGTAAAGTAAAAGATCCGAGCGGTGTAAAACGTAAAGATTTTAAAGGACCTAAACCAGTTAAAAAAGGGGCAATGATAAAAGCAAGTGAGGGTAAACAAATTAAAGATGATTACTCTTTTCTAGATGATTTAAAAGACCCAAATAGAAGACGTGAGGCAATGGCTGGTTATCGTGGTAGAAAAATTAGAAAACAGGAACAAAAAAGAGGGCCAGTGACTTACAAAAAAGGGAAAGATACTGAAGAAATTTTATCATATCCAAATCCTTTTATAGACGTTTTACAAATGGAAAATGTTTATGGTAAAGACAAAGGAAAAAAACGTCTTAAATTTGGTAAAACTGATGCAGAAAAAGCATCAGAAAGTAGATTTAAAAAGGCAGAGGGTGGCTTTAACAAAGTAGGTAATCACGAGGTTATGGGTTCACCAATCTCAGTAGATGTTGATGATGATAATTTAATGAACTCTTCAGCTCAGGCATACTACAAAGATTTATTAAAATAATGGCCAAGAGTGGTTTAAAAAAATGGTTTTCCGAAAAATGGGTTGACATCGGTTCTAAAAAGAAAGGTGGAGGTCATAAAGAATGTGGTCGTAAAAGTGCAAGTGGTTCCAAACGAAAATACCCTAAATGTGTACCTGCCTCAAAAGCGGCAAGAATGACTGAATCTGAAAAGAAAAGTGCAGTTGCAAGAAAAAGATCAAAGGCGCAAGGAGTTGGTGGTAAACCTACTAATGTTAAAACATTTGCAAGCAAGGGGATGTTGATACAAACCTATTATAACGATATACTGTGACTATGAAAAAAGAACTTAAAAATTCAAAAAAAGCTGATCTAAACAAAGACGGGCAACTATCTGGTTATGAAAAAAAAAGAGGTATGGCTATTGAAGAGGCTATGGGAGCAAACCTTGGTAAATTTATTAAAGAAAAAAAGGCAGAAAAAAATTTTAAAAAAGAACTTAAAAAAGGTAAGGTAGATATTAAAGGGGACAAAGGTGGTAAAAAATTAAGCACTTATGTTATGGAAAAAAGAAACGAACCAAAAATACCTGAATTTTTACAAAGACAAAAAAACGCACCTGTAACAGGATTATCCAAAAATAAGAACCTTGCAAAAGTTTTAGGTAAAACTATGGGTGTCATTGGAATTCTTACACCAAGTGAGTTAGGCTCAGCAGAATTAAAAGACATGGAGAAAAAAAAATACGGAGGCCCTGTGGGCGTGAAAATGGCAAAGGGTGGCTTTAAAAAGAAAACACCAATTTATTAGGATGAATTATGGATAAAAAAGACAAACTTTTTTTTAAAACAAGAGATAAATTAAAACTTGAGGGTGACGCAAGAGACGATCCACACTTAAAAGATGGAGTTGAATATTTAGAAAGACATTCAGGTAAAACATCCAAAGAAATAGACAAAATGTCTTATAAAAAATTTAAAAAATTAATAAGAAAAGTGTTAGACCCTAAAGCAGGTTTGAAAAAAAGTGTTATAGGCGCAGCCCTTGCACCAACAGTAGCAGGATCTGCTGAATTAATAGACATTAAGAAAAAAAAATTTGGTGGGTTAGCAATTAAAGGTGTTAAAGATCCAAATAAAATACACAGAAGTTAGGATGAATTATGGCCACATCAGAAACAACTTCATTTGATCTCAATATTGATGATATCATTCAAGAAGCATACGAACGTTGTGCTGCAAGAACCAACAGTGGGTATGATTTAAAATCGGCAAGACGAAGTTTAAATATTCTTTTTTCAGAGTGGGGAAACCGCGGGGTGCACCTTTGGAAGGTAGCAAACCAAGAACAGCTACTGACAGCAGGGACAGCGACCTACACAGCACCGACAAATGCGAACGACATACTGGAAGCGTACGTAAGTACAACTACGGGTCAATCCACCACTACCAACGATGTTTCGCTGACAAAGATCAGTAGGAGTGAATATGCCGCTTTACCAAATAAAGGGTCAAAGGGACAACCTAGTCAATACTACGTTGATCGTTTAACAACACCTACGATTACATTATATCAAACACCTGATGCTGTAACTTATACATATTTAAAGTATTATTATTTAAAAAGAATTGAAGATTCTGGAGCATATACAAATACAGCAGATGTTGTGTTTAGGTTTATACCTTGTATGGTAGCGGGTTTGGCGTATTACTTGTCTATGAAGTATAATCCACAAGTAGTGCAACAGAATAAACTGATATACGAAGATGAGCTTTCACGAGCGCTAAATGAAGACGGTCAAAGAACATCTGTATATATAACGCCACAAACATATTATCCACAGGGGTTTTAGATGAAAAATTTTAGAATGAGAAAAATGAAAAATGGAGGTTATTTAACTGGGTTAGAAAAATACCCAAGTCTTCAAACAACTATTCAAAATTACAGAGACAGACTGAAAGATGATCAAGATTTACTTCAGAAATTCGATAAAACTGCTCAATCTCAAATGCAAGCTACAGCAAACATGCCTACTGCTGAAAGATCAGCGTACATTGCAGATATTCAAAAACAGTATGCAAAACCATCAGATGAACAATTTGCTACAATTAAAGAAGACTTACAAAGTGACAAAAGAATTGGATTAACCTATAGATATCCTGTAGATACAGAATCTTATGGCCCTACTCAAGGATATTACAGAAATTTATCAAAAGAACTTAGTGAAAAACAAAAAGATATTGATGCTCTGAAGGTAACTGAAACTTCTACTAAAAAAGTACCTGTTTACAGTTATTATGAGGGACGTAGTGGTCCCCCAGGACTGGCAGGAAGTCAACCTGGTGTGGCTCGAACCACAACAGAAATACCAAAAGGTGCTACTTATAGACCAGCTTCACAGTCAGGGTTTATGTCAAATCCTGCTGGTTATGTTGGTTCAGATGGTACAAGTTACAGACAGCAAGGAACTAAAAATGTTACTGTATCAAATACTCGTACTGCAAAAGCAGGAGATCCTGAATATGATAAAGCGCAAAGGGAGTTAGCAAGACTTCAGAAAAGACACGATTACAGAAATGTCTATTCATCTAACCAAGGTAATCAGTTAACAGGTCAAAACATTTATTCAAGTTTAGGAATAACTTCTCCCTCACCTCAACAAACAAGTGGGCCACTTAATCGTCCACAAACAGCCTTTGCTTCATTTATAAAACCTAAAACTTTAAATAAAGGTGGTGAAATAAAAGGTAGAGGAAAAGCGATAAGAGGTTTTAAATTTGGAGGAATTAAATAGTGGGTTATGCAAGAGGCAAATATGCGCAGGCAATTTCAGATCGCTCTGGTATGGCTTTTCCATATAATGAAATGGTCAAAGAATGGAATGGTTCTTTTGTTCACAAGTCTGAATTTGAAGCAAAACATCCTCAGATAAGAAGAAAACATATTAAGGCAGATGCAATAGCTTTAGCAAACGCTAGACCAAGAACGCCAGATAATACTGGTGACTTTGTTTTATATATTACAAACGGATTACTTACAAATCCTGGTATGAGACCAACTGATGGTCAAGGTATTTTAGGCACAGAACTTCAAAGCTACAATGCAACACTGTCACTTGGTAATGTAAGTATTGTAAATACAGAAACTATAACGACACTAACCACAACTGTTGCAAATGTAAGTGGCAGTAATTATTATTTTATTGATGGTGTTCAACAGAACACCTTATCCTTTACTAGAGGTCAAACTTATAAATTTGATCAATCGGCAGGCACAAATGATAATCACCCATTAAGACTTTCAACCACAAGCAATGGAACACATAGTGGTGGCTCACCATACACGACAGGAGTGACTACAAGTGGCGTTGCAGGTACGTCAGGAGCTTACACTCAAATTTCTGTAGCAGGTGATGCTCCAGACACTTTATATTATTATTGTTCTAATCACTCAGGTATGGGTGGACAAATAAATGTGAGTTAAATATGTCAATAAGCCATGCAAATTTTTTAACACAAGTACGTAACTACACAGAGGTTGATTCTAATGTTTTAACAGATAGTCTTTTAGATGAATTTATAAGACATGTTGAAATTGATATTGCAGGTAAAGTTGATTATGACGATTTAAGAAAGTATTCTACATCTAACACAATTACTTCACAAAGATATCTAACGATGCCCTCTGATTTAATTTATTTACGTTCAGTGCAAGTAACAAATTCAGGAGTAAGAACATTTTTAGAAAAAAGAGATACAAGTTTTATATCAGAGTACAATTCATCTGATTCAACAGGAGTTCCTAAATATTATGCTAATTGGGATGATCTTACTATTGTTTTAGCGCCCGTGCCAAATGCGGAGTATACAGTGCAAATTAATTATATAATAGACCCACCACACTTTGATGGATCTAATAATACTTACCTATCAACTTATCAAGAAGCTATGCTTTTGAATGGTGTTTTAACTGAATGTTTTAGATATCTTAAAGGACCAGCAGACCTATACAAAGTGTATTTAGATAAGTATAATGAAGATGTTCAAGCATTTGCCTTACAGCAAATGGGACAACGTAGAAGAGGACAGTATGAAGAAGGCGTTCCAAGATTGCCCATACAGTCACCTTCACCTTAATTTTATGGAGTAATAATATGGCTATAACAACAAGTGTACTAACAAACTCATTTAAGAAAGAGTTGCTTGAAGGAACACACAACTTCAAACAATCTGGAGGAAATAGTTTTAAGTTATCTTTATATACAAATTCCGCTACTCTAGGTAAATCCACAACAAGTTTTACAACTGATAACCAAGTATCAAATACTGGTCAATATGCAAGTGGTGGTGGAGCTTTAGTAAACGGAGGCACTTCAGTTGCTACTAATACTGCAATTGTTGATTTTGCAGATCGTTCTTTTACTGGAGTTACTTTGACGGCAAGAGGAGCTTTGATATATAATGATACCGCATCTGGGGATCCTGCTGTAGCTGTTCTGGATTTTGGTTCTGATAAGTCAGCTACCTCTGGAACATTTACAATTCAATTTCCTGCGTTTACAACATCTGCTGCCATTATAAGAATTAGTTAAGGTTAGATATGTCTAGCACTTGGGGTTCTTATACTTGGGGACAAGGTAACTGGGGAGAAAATGCTAATGCCACTTTAACGTTAAGTGGTCTTACAATGACATCTGCTCTTGGAGCTGTTCAACAAGCGAATGTAGGAGAGGCAACAGGCATTGCTTTAACCCCTGCTATAGGTTCAAGTTCAATTACAGCTGATGCAAATGTTACACTTACGGGACTAAGTAGCACTTTATCTTTCGGATCTTTCTCAGCAACACCAAGTCAAGAAGTAGCATTAACTGGATTAAGTCTAAGTCTTACATTAGGAAATGCTGCGGATGTAGTGAGCACTCCAATTTTAGTAAATGGTTTTAATTTAACATCTAGTTTAGGCACCACTGCTATAACAGGATGGGCAGAAGTAAATAGAGGTTCAACTTCAACTTGGGCAGAGGTTGATAAAGCGGCGTAAGTCGCTTATAATACATTGAAAGGATAATTATGGTTTCATATACAAACAGTTTAGGAATTGAACTTCAGGTTACAGGTACTAATTCAGGAACTTGGGGCACAAAAACAAATAACAATTTTGAATTATTTGAACAAGCGATTGCTGGTTATCAAGATGTTTCAATTGCAGGTGGGGCACAAACAACAGCTTTACTAATGTCAGATGCGACAGTATCCAATGCTCGAAACGCAGTAATAAAA